CATTAGCTAAGTCATCAGTTCCCTTTGGTAGAAATAGTTCTACAATCTCTTGTATTTGCATGGTACTCTCCTTGTTTTAATAATATTTTCCTGAATACTCTCCATTCATATTCATCACCAAGATCTTCAGGTTGTGTTAAGTAATATTGTGCAATGAGTTCATCCTTTATAAAACTCATTCTTCTAAATCTTCCAGGCCAGGTATTTCATCTATGTCTTCAAATTCTAATTTTTCACTATATTTGCTACGTGCTTTCATAGTATCAGATAAATTTTTCATAAAAATAGTTCTTGGAATATGCCCCTTTGCTCTTCCTATTTTTATATAACATGCTTTACAATAAGAATTGTAATATGTTTTACCATTTTTACAATTTCTAATGGGAAAGCTATCTAATAATCTTTGTTTTTTACATTTCTTACATTCTTTACGTTGTATGCCTAAAGGACCTTTGTCAGCATATTGAGTCATTATTATACTCCTTATATAAGAGATGGGGGAAGCATGGAGGTCAAATAAACGCTCGTGCGTGGACCAAGATATACTTCCCCTCTCCCCGTTAATCGTAAACTATCTCACTTACTTAGTAAGGTGAGCGCCCACCTCATTCAGGTAGTTTAAAAGTTCACGAGTGATACGCAATTGCCCTTTGGCAGGTACGTATGTGCCGGATACATGAAGTATTACTTCTTTTACCCGGGGCTGAAACTTATTAGTTTCTGCAGGTAGGATAGCAGGCATTGTGGTAACTTTATCATTAACAGTTAAAGTACCATTAGAATTGATCCTGGTAGAAGACAATTTATTATCAGTCTTCAATTTCCTATGAGCTTTCATACCTTTGTTCATCCAGCTATAAATACTAGTATAATGAACATTATATGCTTTAGCTGCTTTAGCAACAGGCATACCAGCTTCCACATCTAATAAGATATGATTACGAGTAACAGGATCTATTGTTTTATTAGATCCCTTTTTACGTTTACGTGTAATAGTTGCAGGCTTTCCACCTTTTTTATCTTTATTAACTACAGCAACATTCATTTCTTCACCATCTGCTCTTTCTTCAAGCACATGATCATCAGCTGCTACTACACGATCTACATTTATAACTGCATCACCGAGATTTCTCTCCTGTCTTAATGCACCTACTGTTGTTGCATTTACTTCCGTCAAAGCAAATGTACTACTATTTTCCATCAGGTTAATACGCATGTGTATTTTCTCCTTATTGTTATTGTTTATTGATTGATTACTTCATCATTCACTATTAATCCCCAAGATCTTTCTTTAATGAGCCATGTTATGAACTCCCCAGCCTTAGCACGTTTAGAATAAACCGTACTTTTATTGGGATTTTGCTCAATAAAGGTTCCAACCTCTGGTACTTTAATACATCTGTAGCCATTCTTATTTAAGCTAACAGAGTATTTAATACCTTTGATTGTCACACAAGATTGTTTCTTATTGTGGATAGTTTGATGAATAGTGACATAATCATGGTTATTTAACGTCATCTTATTATGTCTCCATGTTTGAAGCCTGACCAAAAACCATAGCCAGCCTTCCACTCTTTAATTGCGTAGTATAAACGCAATAACACAAAATATATTGATATTACTGCTGAGCCTATTGCTAGGCCCAGCAAGATATATAAAACTCCTTCAATCACAAGTCTTAACCTCCTTATATTCTAAGATTTCCAGTAGTCTTTCTAGACGAGCTTCCATTATCTGGAGCTTAACATACAATTCAACTTGCTCATCTCTTTTTCGTGGTCGGAGACTCTTTAGTCCCCACTTCATCTTTATTCCCTCCTTCTGTTATTAATTTTGTGGGGGAGCCTCAATTAAAAACTCCCCCTATTGCGCATGATATAATCCAAAATAAGGACTATCATGATAAGTGCTGCTTCCCCTAAGGTAGGTGAGCCAACCTATATTTATGAGCAGAGTATAAACCCTGCTCATTTAACACCCAGTTCTAAAGCATCTTTTTGCGATGACTGACATAGAGACGTAGGATGATTAACCGGTATTTATTTATTTTATTATCCAGTCAATCAAAGCTGTAGGGCAGAGACAATGATATGATTGTCATTGCCTCCTTTAGCCCTAACCAGTGGGTCTCACTGGTGATTAGACAGCCCAATGGCCTGTAAATGGTTCTCACTTACGTCTAATCCGTAATACTGTGGGTAGATAGCTGTGCGGATTCTCCGGTAGGTCTCCAGATTGCTATGTAGATTCATCAAGAAGAAGCGTATCTACCCAAATTAAATGAGAGAGCAATCTTCAACACCGTTGACATAGCCGGTTACAATAGTCCCTTTAATGAACTATCTTAAATCTATTACTAGATCTTAGTAACGGGGAAGAATATGTACATATCCAACATGCTAGGCCCCTGATTCACACCACTCTCTCAATTCTTTACCAAGGGGCTAATCACCTATCCCGTAAGATCATAACCCCTCGGCTCCTACCTCCAACCACGTCTTTATAGCCCAAAACAATACATAATATACCATAACGGAAAAACATGCTAAGGAGATATAGATAAGGATATTATTCAGCATCTTCATGAGACATTTTCCTAACAGGCTCATCTTTATACGAATCTATCCCCATATCACTTAAATCTTGTGCTGATATCATTGTAGGTGACATTCTTACCGGCTCTTCATCAACATGAAGTGTACCCAATGCATCTTCAAGCTTTAAGCGTAACACATCTTTGGTAATATCATGCTCCTTAGTTTTATTATCAAGAGCAGTATGTGCTAGCTTAACATCAGCTTCTAATTGCTTCAACTGATTAGTTAGTGTATCAATTGATGCTTTGTGTTGTTTCTCCCTATATTTATCCAGTTCAGGATTTGTCATGGTATCATTCTCCATTATTTGGTTGGCTTCTTCTGTTCTTATGAATACATGTCTTACGACTGATCCATCTGGTTGTGTTACAAATGCAAAATCTCTCATACTTCTTTATATTTAATATCATGACATTTAAGGCAATGTATTTTAGTATCAGTCCAGAACACCCATTCATTACACTTATTGCATTGAGGACCCCAATCCCAGAACTTAAAGACTGACTCAAGATATGAACCAGTCCAGGTAAATACTATGATGCCAGTAATTAGGCATTCCATAGGGTTTAATATTATAAATAGTTTAATAGCTTCTAACATATCATGTATCATCATTACTCTTTCTCCTTCTTTGATTTACATTCTTTACAAAGATAACATTTAATATTATCAATTATAATATAGTATGTTGTTACTTCATCGGCACAATTATTGCACCAAAATTCTTTTGATTGCATCCAACTGTCAAATCCTGGTCCCATTATTCTTTCTCCCTTATCTTTTTAATAAGTTCAACTCTTTTTAATTTCCTTTTAATACAACTTGGTAGAGCTTTTACTCTTTGGCATATTAAAAACACATCTTTAATAGTTAAGTGAGTAAGGACATCACTTGTAATAGGAGTATCATAACATATATGAGATGATTCTTTATTGCCTTTTAACACAGCAAGTTCAAGACCATAACTGTATTCATGAGATATAAGGCTAATACCATAACCATTGGGATAGAACTCACGATGGGATACTGCAGGAGGCATAGTCATTTACACATCCTCCGGTCTAACTAACACACCATCTTCAGTATAATAGTGGTAACGACAGTAGTTCTCATTAGTATCACCATCTATAGCTTTAGAACAATCAGCTTTATTACATATTGTACGGCTGAAGATACCACATTCATCATCAATATAAGGTTGGGCATTTAATTGTATTGTAATTAGGTCATCATCATTCAATGGTTTATCTTCATCTAATATCTTATCTAATAGTTTACTTATCATTGTTATATGTCCTTATATTAATTGGGAGCGGGAACAGGATTGTTAACCTGTAGCTTAGGCGAATCAGGCCCACGTGTTAGTTGACACTATCCCGCATTGTTAGGTATAAGTTTATCATATACAATCACGCACACACCGTGCACTAGCCCTGTACCAAGTGATCATATGGTTTCCTTTATTGCCAAGACTTGAGGGGCGAAGCCCCTCTCCCTACCATTCAGCCTTCTCTTCAGCCCATTCGTGCTGTTGCATCGCTTGGTAGCCTTCCTTGCTGATGAGGTAGGTCTTCAGAGCACCAGTACCATCAGTTCGTTCAAAGCGTCCAAACTCTACACCATTAACAGTTACACCATGTCCAGTGAATACTGCTTGGACTGGTATCATTCTACCACTGATGGTAAAGATAAGTTCATAGGTTTCACCCATAATAAAGGTTGTCATAATAATCTCCTTTTGTGATTGATAATTAACGTAATTAGATAGAAGAAAAATCCTATCTATGGGGATGGGTGACGATTCTTACCCACACACTAAAATCCTACAATTTTTAAAACTTTTTGTCCTACATCACAAAAAAGACTTGACTTGTATTATATATTATCCGTATAAGGAGATATTATGAAAAGAGTATTAGAACGTATAGTTATGCTTATATCAGGATGCTTAGTCCTGACTGCTATGCTCTTTCTCTCCTGTCCTGCCTATCCTAACAGTACGCAAAATACGGAAGTAAATGTATGGAGAAAGGTCTCTACTGACGAGTTAAACCCAGGAGAAATCGTACCTCTGGATATGGGTAGAGGTTATGCTGTGTGTGAAGGACCAGTAATATACATTATAGTTAGAATAGTAGGTTCAGAGGAGGAGGTTGTAATAGCATTCCCTAATGGTGGGTACTGGACATCACCTGTACCAGATCCATTTTTACAAGAATTACAAAAAGAATTTGATAACTTAGAGGAATATCTAAGGAGCAAAGGTGGTACGGAGTGGAAAAAACAGTAAAGTGGGGCGACTTATACCTTGATAAATGCATGGAAAATGAAGATCTCAAGAATGAGATAAGAATATTACAGGAGATATTAAGAGTATATTTGCCCATAATAGAGGATAAAAGTGAAGACAGTAGAGGTAATAAGTAAACGTGAAAGGTTTCAGGTGGTAAGATGGGTAAACTTAATAGTAGGATTATTGCAACTTTATTTCTGGTGGTATGGTGCACCTTGGTATGTGCTGGGGATAGGCGTATTAAATATAGGGGTGTGGTCATTAACACGCCAGACACAGGTGAAATAATTTTTTTTGTAATTTATGTTATTTTAGGTGAAGTCGGAAAAAAGCTTGATAAGGGGTACCAATGTCCTGTATATTGTGAGGTTAATCACAAACATAGGATAATAGAATATGATACCCAAAGAGAACAAGGCACTAACGAGAAAACAGGTAAAAAACTGGATGGATCAGATGTCATTACAGGTAGAGAACAATCAGAGAGCGGTATATGATCTCTGTCAGACATTAACTGATTATATGCATATGCAAGGTGACTTTGATAACTTTGCAGAATACCGCCAAGAGCTGTTAGGATTCGCTTCCCGGATTCCGACTCGCTGGTCTAAATTTTCAAAGTTCTGTAAAAGCAGGTACTTACGCTTGAAAAAAAAGCTTGATTTTAGATTTTAAACCTAGTAGATTACTACTAGTGTAAAGGAGGTTATATGAAAGTTTACACATTAACAATTGTGTATGATGAAAATGACGATACAATAGAATATATTGAAGAGGAGGTAACAGAGGATGTCTCTACTGTGGTGTATGATGTTGAGATTGACCCCGAGTATTTTGATACTGACACAATTAAGAAGCTCATTAAAAGGGGCATAATTGCAGAAAGTTAATACAGCCCTGACGGGCTGTGCAACCTTCGGTTGCGACTTTTGTACTTGCTCATAAGTAAATCAGATGAGATCATACAAAGTAAATAAGATTGTTCACAAGGTTTACGAAGATGAGTTTGAGCTTCCGCCAGGACTTAGTGTTCTTAGCGATTGGCGTGACGGACAGGTCGGAGACTGGATACAGGCAGATGATCACTGCATTGTTCAGGTCTTACGCAGGGGACAAATGCTGCGTGCAAAAGGCAAAAAGAAGATCAGAGAATATATTGGTACATGTACAGGTACATTCCCTATAGGGCCCAATGTATACATGGATACCAGCAGGCGTACGAATATTTATTCGTTCAGTGGGGAAAAGGCGCCTGATGACATTCTCTTGGATCGGACTAAGTTGAGCACGCTAGAGCATTTGTTTGTCACATATACAATCTCAGGCTTAAGTCCTGGCGAAGCATATTTAAGGGCATTCCCTACTAAGAACGCACGTTATGCGATGGAGAAGGGTGCTAAACTTGTTAAAACAGAAAGAGTTAAACAGGCTATGAAAGAAGAATTAAAACCGGTATTAGATAAACTAGGAATAGATGATGAGGATGTCTTAAAGGATATCCAGTTTGTTTCTAAGAATGCTGAAAAAGAAGATGTGCGCTTACGGGCGCTTTTTAAGTTAAGTGATATATTGGATCTAGAAGATAAGACACAGACTAAGGTTACCGAGGTTGTTGGTGGTGTATTTAAAGGTTTTAGTCAGGAACTTCTGGAAGAAGCTAAAGCACCTGAATTACCGGAGGGTAAAGAATGAAAAAGGGACAACATACATGACCATATAATGGCAAGCCTCATCCGGTGGGTGAGAAGCATAAGGTTAAAGGTGGTAAGATACACGGAGAAGAAACTGGTAGCATGTATTATCAATATCAGGATGTGAAATATAAAGAAGGAAGTTAATGGATTTAAAGGGATTGTCTGCCTTAGTTGGTGGATTAAATGAAGAGAAGATTGCAAAAGAGCGTTGGGAGAAGTGTTTGGATTGCACTTTTTTAACGCAGAAGACTAAGAGGTGCCGCAAATGTGGTTGCTTTATGACAGTGAAAGTTAAGTTAAAGAAAGCTAAATGTCCTATAGGGATATGGTAAGGAGTTAATATGGCAGATGATAATACAGAAGCAATGATGGATAAATTTATGGACCTTGCTGCGTCCGGTGAAAATCCCTTAGAGGATAAGGAGGCAGAGGTAGATAAGTCTAATCCTGGAGCTAAGTTTCTTCAGAAGGCTTTGAATGCTTTAAATGAGGTTGTTGCAAAAACATCCGGTAAAGATACTGTGAAGTTAAAGGAAGATGGTAATATGGGTCCAAAGACTCGCCTGGTTACACAGAATGCAATTCAGGGTCTTCCCCCTGAAATGAGGCGTTGGGCTGTGGGACGTATGAAAAAAGGCATTGATGACACACGTAATATTCAGACTGAGCTTGCAGCGGGTGCCAATGAAGGCGTTCAGGAAGCTGCCCAAATTACGACAGAAGAAGAGATTAAATCTCAATACTAATTGGCTAATATAAATACCCAAGATGTTAGTAAGGCTGAAGAAGCTTTACTGCTTGCTAAGAATGATCCTATAGCATTTGGGAAGCTTTTTCTTCCCGATGATTTTATGAGGTCAGAGACCCCTTTTTTTCACTATGAAGTGGCTGATGCAGTTAATGATCTTAGCGTTAGACAGCTTGCTGTTATTCTTCCTAGAGGTCATGGTAAGACTGTTCTCACTAAATGTAGTATATTGCATGATTTTTGCTTTGCTACTGACCCTTTATTTTATGGTTGGGTAGCCGCATCTTCTAAGATATCTGTACCTAATTTGGATTATGTAAAATATCACTTGGAATACAATGATAAATTCCTATATTATTTCGGTAGTTTAAAAGGAAAAAAATGGACAGAAGACGATATAGAATTAAAAAATGGATGTAAGCTTATCTCTAAATCAAATCTTTCGGGAATACGTGGCGGTGCTAAACTCCACAAACGGTATGATCTTATCGTCCTGGATGATTTTGAAGATGAAAATAATACCATTACGCCAGAGTCTCGCTCTAAAATCAGTAATCTTGTTACGGCTGTTGTATTCCCTGCTTTGGAGCCACAGTCGGGCCGTCTTCGTATTAATGGCACGCCTGTGCATTTTGATAGTTTTATTGCCAACATTCTTGCTGGTAAAAATAAAGCAGACGCTGAAGGACGTGATTTCAGCTGGAAGGTAATTACTTACAAAGCATTGCAGTTAGACGGAACTCCACTATGGCCAGATTGGTTTGGAGAGGTGGAGATGGAGAGAAAGAAGAAATTTTATGTAGACTCCGGGCAGCCTCAGAAATTCTACCAAGAATATATGATGGAGGTTCAAAGCGAAGATGATGCAATCTTTACGAGGAATCATATTAAATATTGGGATGGGGATTATGTACATGATGAAGAAACTGGGATCAGCTATATTCATACGACCGAGGGAGATGTTAAGCCGATTCATGTCTTTGCAGGTGTGGACCCTGCTACTGATTCCACTCGTAGGGATAGTGATTTCAGCGTCATACTTTTTGTGGGCGTTTGTCCTGATAATAATATTTATATTCTTGAGTATATACGCAAGCGTTCGCTACCTGTTCTCGGGATACCGGGTGAAAATCGCAAAGGAATTGTGGATTACATTTTTAAGTATAACCGCATCTACCATCCAAATTTGTTTACTATTGAAGAGACGACTATGTCAAGGCCAATTTTTCAAGCGCTGGTTGCGGAAATGCGACGTAAAAATGATTTCTCTGTTAAATACACAGCAGAAAAGCCAGGTACCAGGATGTCAAAAAGAGACAGGATTCAAGAAATACTTGCACAGAGGTTTGCGATTGGCTCGGTACACTTACGGAAGGATATGTATGACCTTCAGCAAGAAGTTATAACTTTTGGACCAAGAATGGGGCATGATGATACTATTGATGCATTAGCATATGCTTGTAAGTATGCACATCCACCTAAAGGAATTATTGAAAATAAAGATGGAACTTATCATAAACATATACCAAGGGCGAAGAATTGGGTAGTAGCGTAGATAGAAATGCATTTGATAACATGAATTATGCTACAGCCGATAAGACTGCAGTTAATCTTACGGGTGATAAGGCCAAGGTAACTAGCGAAGATGTGCATAATATGCTCATGGCTGCTGGTTTTACTCCTGCTCTTGGTAATATAGCTGATCTAGCAGATGCAATATTATATGCTGCAGAAGGACAGTTTGGCGCGGCTGGATTATCTATGGCTGCGGTTATTCCTTTTATTGGACAAGCAGTTTCTGCTAAGAGGGCATTAAAGATAGCTAAGGAATCTGGTGAAGAGATGGTGACTATGTGGCGAGGAGTGGATAAATGGCATCAGGGAACAATGACTAAGAATAAAAAATATATTGGTGGTGGTAAGCATACTAAGTTTTCAAAGGAAAATATGCTTTGGAGAGAAGGAGATGATGCCTTGTGGGTTACGCAGCATAAAAGTTATGCAGCAGATATAGCAAGCACAGAAAAGGGTGTTCTCTTGAAATTTGAAGTTCCAAGATCTTATGTTGATAAACATTTTACTTCAGTATCCAGAGTAGTAGAACATACTTCTGAAGGAAAGAAAATTGGTAAGGAGACTGGTCTTTTTATGGAAGGATTGCCCACAGCCTTTATAACGAAGGTAGATAAACCTCCACTGGGTTATTAAATGATAGCAGAATTAATATTAACCTCTATGCTTTCTATTGAAGAACCAAAGGCGATTGTGGAGAAACCAGTAATTGAAGCTAGGAGGAGGGGGAAGCATAGGAAGGATCGTCGTAGAGGCGGGAATGGATTAAGATAATTAAGGAGAATAGTAATGAGAAATAAACCAAAAAAGAGCTCAAGTAGTTTTATAACGCAGGTTTTTAGTGGAAACAATGGAGAAAATAATAATCTCTTACCTGACAATCCCTTTCTGGGAGATGACTGGCAAGAAGAGCATAATCAACCACCACCAGACAATCCGTATCCATATTTGCCTGATAATCCTAGTTTACCAGGTGATGAACCAGGACAGGGTGGTCCATGTCCTGAGGGTTATGAAGTGCGACCTAATCCGTTTGGTGGTCCAATGTGCTCTCCAATAAACCCAGGAGAGGAAGAAGAGCCTGAAGTACCTAGTCCTTTTAATAGGGCCAGATCTGGTTCTGATAATCAAGCCAATGAAGAGACTGGTTTTGGTAGGAGAATGGCTAATAGGTTGAGACGAGCACGTCTTAGAAGAAGAGGATAATGGCAGACATATTTAATACAGGTGATTTAGGAGTAGAGGATGAGAGCCCTCTTAAAACTGGTAATACACGTAGGAAGTATAATAAATGCGGTAAGGGATATAAAACAGTTAATGGTAAGTGCGTTAAAATAAAACGGGGAAAAAATGGCAAATAATAAAAAGAGAGTAGAAACAATAAGACAGCTTTTTCAGAGAGCTAATTCTTCTAGTAGAATTCAGTGGGAATATGTAAATCAGAAAGGATTTGACTTTTCTAATGATAATCAGTTAACTGAATCTGAAAGATCATCATTAGAAGAACAAGGAATGCCTACATTTACGATAAATCGTATTCTTCCAGTTGTAGAGATGTTGAACTTTTATGCTACTGCAAATCAACCAAGATGGCAGGCTATTGGTGCAGATGGATCTGATGTTGATGTAGCATCATTGTTTGCGGATGTGGCAGATTATATATGGTATAATTCTGATGGTTCTACAATTATGGCTAATACCATAAATGATTCTGTAACTAAGAGTCTCGGATATATTCAGGTTGATGTTGATGTAGATAGTGATCATGGTATGGGGGACGTAGTAATAAAGCAACCCGAACCTTTTGATATATATGTAGATCCTAAGGCTCGCGATATCTTATTTAGGGATGCTTCTTTTATTCTTGTAAGGAAGGTGCTTCCTCGAGGGCATCTTAAAACATTATTTCCAGCATATGTAAAAAAGATAGATAAAGCATCTTCCGATGAAAGTACAGAATATGTATATACAGAGAAATCTATTGATAAAACTCGCAAGGACTTTCATTATAAAGATATTACAGAATCGGAATCCGTGGATCCTGAAACTGGCGACAATGATCAATTAATTGAATTTTTTGAACTTTATGAAAAGGTTAAAGTTTCTTATATGAATATTTTCTATAGAGTTCCGCCAGATCAGGAGACATTGCAGCAGATTTCCCAACAGGTAGAAGTTCGTATGAAAGAGTTGGAGGCTGAAATGAAAGTTAAGCTTCTTGAACAACAGCAAGCTATGCAACAAGCAGTTGCAGAGGGCACTATGCTTCAGGAACGTTATGATCTTGAGATGGGTAAAGCCCAGAAAATGATGCAAGACCAATTAAAGGGTGCTGAGCAGGAATATGTAAGTCAGTTACAGGCAGAAGCTTCCAAGGTGGAAAATAAAGTTATTAGCGAGAAAGAATTTAAGGAAATGATAGAGGTTCCGGAGTTTGCAGAAGTTCTCGTAGATCAGGTTCAGTTTTATGAATCTAGAATAAAGCATACAAAGATTATTGGAGATACTTTACTTAGTGAGCAATTCCTTCCGGAGACTATTACTCATTATCCTATAATTCCATTTCATTTTAAATGGACAGGTACTCCTTATCCAGTTAGTGCAGTTGCTCCGCTTATAGGTAAGCAGCGTGAAATTAATAAAGCACATCAAATAATGGTACATAATGCTTCCCTTGGAAGTTCGCTACGGTGGATGCACGAGGAGGGTTCTATAGATATGGATTATTGGGAAAAATATTCAAGCTCTCCTGGTGCACTACTACCCATAAGGCCTGGGGCTAATCCTCCCACCCCTGTTCAACCAATGCCATTATCTAATGCATTTTATCAGGTAGTTCAAGAAGGTAAACAGGATATGGAATATCTTGCTGGTATATATGCAGGTATGCAAGGGGATACAGGGCAACAGCATGATACGTTTCGTGGAATGCTTGCCATGGATGAATATGGTACGCGTAGGATAAAGGGATGGTTAAAACATGCTATAGAGCCAGCCCTTCGTCAACTAGGGACTGTTATTAAAGAATATTCTCAGTCAGTTTATACAGCGCATAAGATTATACGGATAGTACAGCCCAATGAAGTCATTGGAGAAAAGCAGGTAGAATTAAATGCTCCAATATATAATGATTATGGTGAGATAGTTGGGAAATTTCATGACTATGCTGTGGCTAAGTTTGATGTAAGGATTGTAGCTGGCTCAACATTACCAGTAAATCGGTGGGCATATTTAGCAGAATTGAAAGAGCTATTAAAATTAGGAGTTGTAGATGATATGGCTGTATTAGCAGAAACAGATGTTAGGAATAAAGAACGTATTGCTCAGAGAAAGAGTCAGTTAGCACAAGCTATGGGGCAAGCACAACAATTACAAGAACAGCTTAAAGATAAGGAAGGTACCATTGAAACTCTTGAAAGACAACTGGTACAATCTGGAATTAAGCAGAAAGTAATGCAAGGAGCTATGGAAGTTGGCAGACGTAAGGAAGAATCCAAGACTGCTGTGGCTAAATCTGAAAATCAGACACTTTCAGAACAAAAGTTTTACCGTGACTCCATCAGGAAGGAAGCTGAACTTATTGGTAAAGATCTTGGTCTGGAGGCAAAAAGAATAAAAAATAACTTGCAAACGTCTAATGAAAAGGGTTAGATTATGCAGTTTATTATAGAATAATAAGGAGAGATACATAAATGGAAGAAAAACAAGGCGGTAACCCAACACCAGATTTCACCAAAGGTGATGATGAGTTTGGCTCTGCTGAGAATTTCTTTGATGCGCTAGAGGCTGAAGTTAATAGTGCAATCACTGAATCCGAGAAAACAGATAATCCGGTAACCCCTCAAGAGACCCAGGGCCCTGTAAAGGCAACCCCTGAAAAATCAGAAGAGGGCACCAAAGACGAAGTTGACTGGGAAAAACGGTATAAAGATTCTAGTCGTGAAGCTCAGAATTTAAATTCTAAGTTAAAAGATATGGAACAATATGTACCGATATTGGACGCAATGAAAAAAGACCGCGGACTAGTGGATCATGTACGTGATTATGTTCAAGATGGTGGTAAGAGTCAGAGTATACAGGAAAAATTAAAGCTAGATGAGGACTTTGTTTTTGATCCTCAGGAGGCTATGACGGACCCTTCTTCTGATTCGGCAAGACTTTTTAATGCTCATGTTGAAAAAACTGTTGGCACTCGCGTTGCTAAAGCACAAGATGTTGAAAGACGTCGGAATGCAAATAAGGAACGTAAGAGTGTAATGGATGTTGAGGCAAAGGCATTTAGAGAAAAGCATAAAATGAATGAGGATGATTTTAATAAAATGATGAGTAAAGCAAAGAGTCACAAAATGAGTCTTGATGATATCCATTATCTTTTAAATCGCGATCAGACTAATGCTAATATTGCTAATAATACCAAGAAGGAAATGCTTGATCAAATGAAGAATGTACGTGATATCCCTGCTAGCTCTGCCGGTGTAAACAGTGCCAAAGTGGAGCAAAAATATGAAGATGAAGTTTTTGATGCACTTAAAGGCTCTGATGGTGACTTAGAGAGCTTGTTTGGTGAATAATCTTTAGAGATTATCTACGGGCAGGCATAATATGAAAGGATAATCCAAATGGCTGATTATTTTAATCTATCCAATTTGGGTGTTGCAGATAGTGGTTTTGATGGTTCCAGTTTAGCGACTGGTGATATCCGAAGAAAATATAACTTCGGTGATCGTGTATCAGAACTTGCAATCGCGCAAGACCCATTCTTTCGGCTTCTGTCTAAGGCTTCAAAACAGTCTACAGATGATCCGAGCTTTAAGTTCGCTACCAAACGTGGAAGTTGGCATAAACGTTATGCATATGTAATTGCAGTTAGTACCGATGGTGCTAGTTGGACTGCTAATGGCTCAATTGATGCAGACGCTACCGCCACTTACTATCTTAAAATGGCTACAGACTATAAAAATTCTGGTAATATTCAGAATGTATATGGTCAGTCTACTAATGAGATTAAAGTAGGTGACGATGGAACCCAACCTCAATTTTACCTAGAAGGCCAAGTTATAAAGGTTAATCTTTGTGATACGACAGCTGGAACAGCGCAAACAGATTATTGTTTGTTCAAGGTAGAAGGCGTAACACTTCAAGAATCAGATGGTGCTACATCTACTCACGCAGATGCAGATGCAGCAATTCTTAGTGGTAAGTTTGTAAGAACTTCCTCTAAAACTCTGATGACAACTGTTGCTGGTGATATGGCAGCAGATAGTGTTTATGCAAGCAGCTCTGAAGCTCTTGAAGCTAAGCGCTCTTACGTGATTGGTAGTGGATTTGAAGAAGGTTCAGGCTATCCAGCAACATGGAAAGACCAACCTTACTCAAATGACTATGGACAAACCCAAATATGGAAGACATCCATGGCAATGACAAATACCGCACGTGCAACTTCATTGAAGTATGACTCCAGTGAATGGGCTCGTGTATGGAAAGAGAAACTTATTGAACATAAATGGGACATAGAGCAATCTCTCCTATTTGGTTCACAAGGTTCTAGTGGTGACGTTAAATATACACAGGGTGCAGTTGACTGGGTTCTAAATAATGGTAACATTTTTAGTGGCTTTAGTACAACTTCTTACACTGCTGATAGTTTCTTAGATGATCTATCTGCATGGTTGGACCCTCGGTACAATCCATCTCAAGCTAATGTATTCTTCTGTGATACTGCGACTTGGAACTGGTTGCACAAACTTGGTGGTTATTTCAAGAATAATCTTGAAATTTCTACTAATTTCCGTGCTGACATGGCTCTTAGTGGTAAAAAGAAAGTCTTTGGCGTTGACATGAGTACCATTACTACTCCTTATGGCGACATGAATGTAGTTCGT